CCATCCGGCTGCCTGGGCCGCGTTATATTTCTGGGCATCCTTGGTGTAATGCCTGGCCGTATTGTGGCCAGATTTAGCCTGGTAGATGCCTCCTTCGAACTCGACTGCCACCATCAGGGCCGGGATCGCCCAATCGAAGCGCCATTGCCTCTGGGGATGGAATTTATGCTCGGGAATAACCTGGAAGGCATACTCGTTGGCCCAGAACATAATGTGCCACTCGATCCAGTCTTTTGCCTTGGACCGGTTGTCAGATTTTGGCAACTTCTTTGCACCGGATGCAATTTTCTTTGCACCAGGCGCAATTTTGGCGGCATGAAATCCGCGGATCTTACCAGCCTTTTGTAAGTTTTCTATATCGCTTATCTTCCAGTTCATCAGGTAATGGTTTTGATTCATCCAGACTGCTCTGGATATTGATTTCAAATCCGCATGGATCATGGGTATTTAACCCGGCCTGCATGCGCATCAGGCTCTTGAACCTGGTCAACTCGGCCTCATTCCTGTCATGATTATACCTAACAAAGTCATCAACGAAGTCTTTCATTTCATCATCCTTTGGCGGTAACTCAAAATCACCTATCCAGCGGCGCTTACCCTCGAAGTATAGTTTCATCGAGATTTTCATGCGTCGGTTTTCTTTGTGGTATTCTCCTGGTAATCCCAGATAGCCTTTTGAATGCTGACCTCTTTTTCATCCCGGGCCGTCGATGATCGGTCTGGATCGTATGCTGGCTTGTACTTCGCGTCCTGCTCTTCCCGGTGGCGCAGCATTGCGATATGCCTTTCCTGGCGGTAAGCCTCCAACATTTCAAAAATCACATGCTGATCGATGTGATCCAGCACCCGGCCATACTTACCCTGCTTGGCGCCTTCAAAAAAGATCACCAGGTCATTCAGACTTAACCGGTCCTCGTCAGCGGTCGTGATCAACGCCAGTGCGCAGTCGGCAATCTGAGTTGCGTTCATTGGTCTGACAACGGTGTAGCTGTTCTGAAACTTGGTTACCTCGGCCATCACGAGGGCGGCCATCGTTTTGATTCCGACCGTTTCAACCAGATCCGGGATCCGCTCTTTTACTCGTAGCAGAGCCGGAAATGCCGGTTGATTGGCAACAGTGAAGTGCTTAACCATGTTGAACCGGCTGATCGTATCCCCGGTCGCCAAACATTCGAGCGTGCGCTTGCATAAGGTCGTCACCGGTAACTGGCTGATTTCTCCTTTGCTGATGATGATTTGCTGATCCATTGATCGGTGTTTTGAGTTCAAAAAATCCTTTCCATCCTTTGGCCATCGATTGATTGATTATGGCAATGGCGGTCTCCTCATGGCCCTTTGCCAGATTTACCAGCTCTGTGAGCGAAGCCTGTTCGGAATGCGGGCTTTTAAACCGGAATTTGAATTCCTGGGCTTTGTAGTCTTTCCAGCCGTTCCATGAGGCCAAGAATCGTTCGCCAAAGGGGTACTGAACAAGAGGGGGCGGCGCGGAACTTGGGGGAGATTTCTTTTTTTTGCCGGTAGAGGAAGTAGGATTACCGACATCTGCACCGGCGTCAGCCGTGTGCGTTCCGGATTCGGATCGGGATTCTACTCCGGATTCGGATCGGGATTCAGACATACATCTGCTTGCATCTGCTTGCATCTGCTTGCAAATGATTTCAGGCGCTGGAAATTTCGATTTTTTGATCCGGATCGTCTGCCCAAAGTCATTGATTTCCAAATACTGCTTACCGTTAACCTGGTACGTTCTTACGAGTCCCGCGGTGGAACATTCGCCCAACCACTTTACTACATCCGAATCGGACACTTTATTAACGCGCAGCGGATACAACGCACTTCGCAGCATCGATACCCTGGCATCAAACCTTCCAAAGTCATCCACAACCGACATCAATCGGCGGTAGAATACTTCGGCCGGCCAGCTCAACTGATCTACCCTATCTGAATTCAATATTCCTTCTCTGATTACCCTGTTAGCCATGCTGTAAGAAATTGAATAGTGAGTTTTTCTCTGATATTAAATGTTTGAACCTCTTGTGAAGCGGCGCGAAGTTGGTCATGATCTCCAGGGCACGGCCGTGGTTGCTTTCCCATACCCTCTGCATTTCCGCTTCATCAGTACTGAACCAGTAACCACCATTATCTGACAAAATGAAGCCCGGTGCACACAGATCGTTTTTACGGATGAAACCGATGATCTCCCTCAGCTCAGCATCGCCGATCGAAATTTCACGATCCCGCAGTTTTGCAATGATCTCATTTGATTTGATCTTCCGAGATGAACTGTTGTAATTGGTCTGCAGCGATATAATCAGCAGGTGGGCAACCCGCCTGTGTTTATCTGAAATCATATCGTTGACCCATCCGCTCATCAGAATTTATCCTTGTTGAATAGGTTAATGAAATCATCAACTATACTGGTCTCAACCTGATCTTCAGCTCCGGTGACCTGATTTACGATCTGACGCTTTTTATCAATAATGTCGTATATGTACTCATCAATGGTATTCTGGCCAAGGAAATATGTGCACTGTACTGAGTCCTTCTGCCCAATCCTGTGACACCTGTCCTCACACTGTTCAGCGTCAGCAGGATGCCATGGCAGCTCAATAAATGCTACCCTGGAGGAAGCTGTTAGCGTGATGCCGACACCACCAGACTTGATATTGCAAATGATAACCTGAGTGCCTGGATCATTCTGGAAACGATCAACGGAAGCCTGGCGCTGGTCCATGGAATCATCGCCGACAATGGTAACGGCGCCGGGAATAGCCTTTTTCAATTCGTAAACAATCTCTTTATGCCACGCGAAAACAACGATTTTCTCACCGGCATCGACTACCTCCTGAACGTGATCTATAACCTCGTTGATCTTTCCGCGGGCAGATATCTTCTTCAGAATGCCGATTAGTACAATTGTCTCACCGCGTAGCGACTTGGTTATTTCACCTTCTGTCTTTTGCAGATTCTCTTTCAGATAATCAATAAGCCTTGTTTCGGCCTTTATGTATTCAGCCCTGTTTTCGATTTCGCACTTGAAAATGGACCTCATTTTCTCTGGCAGATCTTTCAGCACTTCTGTCTTTTCCCGGCGGTAAAAGCAGTTTTTGTGCATCAGATAGTTCAATTCTTTTAGGTTGCTGGCCTGGTTAAATCCGGCGCAGTAACGATCAGTAAATCCCTTGTAACCGCCAAATACGTCCAGCTTGCCGATTATGTATAGCTGCGGAATCAGATCCATTGGCTTGTTTACTACCGGAGTTCCGGTGAGAGCTAATACCCATTCCTTGCCCTTGGTGATCCCCATCACAAACTTTGCAGTTTGTGTACGGCCGTCCTTACAGCGGTGAACCTCATCAATAATGACTGCGTCAAACAGATCAATCGTTTCACGAAAATGGATGTGATTCAATCGCAGGGGCTTTTTCTTTCCATCCGCGTCCTTGTGTTCATCAATCCGATCGACAAAGTACTTTTTGAGGCTCTCGTAATTACAGATGAACACATTGATCATTCCGACACGATAATACTGAGGCCAGGTTGACTTAACTCGATCGCTCATGATCATTGATTCCTTCCCGGTCCAGATCTTCCATTCTCGCTTCCAGTTTTCCCGGAGTGTTGCCGGGCAGATAACCAGGATGCACTTACATCCAGCTGCCACCATTGCTGCAATCGCCTGGCCCGTCTTACCCAGACCAGGTTGATCACCTACTATCACCCTTTTCTTTTGAAGTGCATAGGCGACACCTTTTGACTGGTATGGAAATAATTGCCTCTGCAAAGGAATTTCTATGTCGAGATCTGGCATTGGATCGATCTCGCCGATTTCCACCTTGGTATTTTGCTTTACACCGGCTCCAAAGTTTCTCGCCCAGTTCATGAGAGCGCCCCCAGATCCGGCAGGAACCCACCATTTTTTATCCGATGGACGGAACCTGGCACCGGGTATCTGCTTAATGCCTTGGACCAGAAATGGCTTGTACTGAAATGATACGTCGTATCCGTTGTGTACTTCTGTAATGTCAAGCATAAACTATTGTTTTGACTTACGCTTCGGTATTTTCTGGTTGGATATGTTCGATGGCACCCGGGTGATTGGCGCGGTACTCCTCCGCGATGGCATAGACATCTACCATATACTCACCCCTGAGATTTATTAAAGCCTGATTGATCTCGTCTGCATCTGATGGCGTCAGATGATACCTGCCTTCGTCAGTTTTCTCTATGATCTCCATCAGTTTTACCATGCGAAGAAGCTGCTGTTCGCTCATGAGCTTGCAATACTCCCTCATGCTGGTCCGTGGGCACCATTGCACATCTTCTCCATCTTCTGGATCCTTAATCTTTGCTATGTCCATCAGTCGAGCCA